AAGTTCTGACAGTCCAAACCCTAAAAAGTAGGTGTTGTATGCAAGGCATGAACCGAGTGACAGGAACATCATTGTCTGGCATCGATCACTTGCGGCAGTCGATAGTAGATATTTTGACCACGCCGGTAGGCTCAAGAGTGATGCATAGAGACTATGGGTCTGAGTTGTTTGACTTGGTTGATGCACCCATCAATCAACGCACCTTAGTGGACATTTATACGGCCACTGCCAAGGCCCTGCAACGGTGGGAACCACGCTTTAATCTGACCCGCGTTTACGTGGAAAAGATCGCCCTAGGACGCGTTCATTTGCGGCTAGAAGGCGAAGTAGTGACTGCGCAATTCACTCAAACTAAAACACAAAAAATACAAACATTGGAAGGCATCGTGATATGAGCGGATTCAGCGCCATTGATTTAGCTCGGCTGCCTTCACCACAAGTCATTGAGTCCTTGGACTACAGCAGTATATTTGATGCCATGTTGGCTGATTTGACGGCCCGTGATCCAAGCTTCACTGCCCTTGTTGAAAGTGATCCTGCCTACAAAATACTCGAAGTGGCCGCCTACCGAGAATTGTTACTGCGATCAAGAATAAACGATGCCACAAAAAGCGTGATGTTGGCCTATGCCATGGGGGCTGATTTGGAGCACCTTGCGGCTTTGTTTGGCGTTGGCCGATGGGTGTTAGATGAGGGTAATGACGATTCAATACCACCCACACCCAAACAATATGAGTCTGATGATCGTTTGCGACAACGGGTACAGCTTAGTTTGGAAGGCCACTCAACCGCAGGGCCTGTGGGCAGTTACGTGTTTCATGCGCTCAACGCGGATGCCCACGTGAAAGACGTGAGTGTCACCAGCCCAAGCCCTGGCACGGTGCAAGTGACCATTTTGTCCGACGATAACCAAGGCATCCCTTCGGATGGACTGTTAGACACCGTCATGCAAACCCTTAATGCCGATGACATCCGCCCACTCACGGATCACGTGATGGTCCAAGGGGCCTCGGTGATCACGTATACGGTGGACGCCACATTGCATTTGTATTCAGGTCCCGATGCCAATGTCGTGAAAGCGGCGGCCGAGGTGGCGTTGGATGATTATGTGCTTCGCCATCATTTGCTGGGCCATGACATTACCTTGTCTGGGTTGTACGCCGCACTGCACCAAGAAGGTGTTCAACGCGTTGAGCTGCACGCTCCAACTGAAGACATTGTAGTAGAAAACGTTGAAGCGGCTTGGTGCAGTGACATGACCTTGGCCGTAGGAAGTGACTAATGACAGAAGATGAAGCTAGCCTGTTGCCCATGAACGCGACAAAGACCGAGCAAACCATCGAGCGCACAATTTCGCGTGATCTTGAGTTGCCGACGAAAACTCTCTGGGATCCACAAACTTGCCCAGCAGTGCTATTGCCCTGGCTAGCGTGGTCTTTATCTGTGGATCAATGGGATACCCAGTGGCCAATCGCTACGCAGCGCAAAGTGATTGCAGAATCTGCCACTATTCATCGTCATAAGGGCACAGTGATGGCATTAAAACAGGTGCTCGCTAACCAGGGTGTTGCGGTTGGGCTGACAGAACGACCGAATGGCCTCCCCTTTACGTTTGAATTGGTTGCGTGGCGTGATGCGCAAGTCGTTATGGATGCGACCTTCTATCGGCATTTAAGGATTGCGGTAGAGACGGTTAAGCCCGTGCGAACACGTTACCAGTTGCGTGTGGGTGCCCGTTTTGGAACAGCCATGGGTGTTGCAACCTTGATTCAAAGTGCCTTAATAAGACGGTTTTTTGTGACACCCGATGTCAAACCTGTACCAATGCAGTTAGGCCTTGCACTGGCCACACAAGGTCACGCCATGAGTGTGGCACGAATTAGCATGGAGAGTGTATGACAACCCCATTGATACCGTTGATTACCCAAGCTGGCTTACAAGCTGTATTTAGCGCCAGCAATCAAGGTTTACAAGCAGAAATTACTGAGGTGGCGTTGGGTGATCATGCCTGGACTCCAGAGGCCTCTGCGACTGGGCTTGTGAGTGAAAAACGTCGCATTGCCATTAGTGGCGGTGAAGCGGTTGCTCCCAACCAAATTCACCTCACCGCCATTGAAGATGGCACTGACCTGGAATACTGGGTGAATGAAGTTGGCTTTTACCTTGCCGATGGCACCTTACTGGCGGTTTGGAGTGATGCACAACAACCATTGGCCTATAAAGCTGCCGGTGTGGACTTGTTGCTTGCCTTTGACATGGTGTTGAGCAGCCTGCCCGCAAACAGCATTAGTATTGAAAGCACAGGTGGCTTGAATCTTGCCCCTGCATCCACTGAAAAACTGGGCGTCGTACAGCTCGCAAGTACAATACAAGCCATTGATGGCACCGATGACCATGTGGTATTGACCCCTTCAAGTAATCAGGCTCACGGTGATGTACGTTATAGTGCCAAAAGCCATCGGCACCCTATGTCTGAAATTGATGAGCTGCTCATCTTTGAAGCCGGCACCAAAATGGTGTTTTATCAGGCTGCAGCCCCAGTGGGCTGGACGCAATTAACGGATCAGAATGACAAAGCCTTACGTGTGGTGGGCAACACAGGGGGAGGGCAAGGCGGTGTGCACGGGTTATCAAGTCCGCCCAGTACAGCGCATACGCACAGTGTCCCAACGCACCACCATGCGTTACCGGATCATAGCCATGGTGTGAGCCTTGGAAGTATGACGACATCCAATGCGGGCCATCATGCCCATGGTCACACCCTAAGTGCGGCGAGTCATACCTTGTCCAGTGCACAAATGCCTTCACACAGTCATCCCATTATTGCGCATCACTCTGGTGGTGGGCACATTAACCGTAACAACAACTATGGTTCATCACAAACATCTTCAACGGGAACGGGTGATAACACGGTCGCTCAAGGTGGTGGACAATCTCACAGTCATGGCCTTTCGGGCGCGATTAGTGGCGATGGTGGACACACCCACGCGGTGACAGTCAACGGCCAATCAGGTGCGGCAGGCAATGGACAGACAGGCGATACATCGGCCCAAAACACCGGTTCCAAAAGTCCGACGGCATTCAAACCCAACTACATTGACGTGATCATTTGTCAAAAAGACTAACAGGGAGGCACGATGACGATTCCCATTGAACTGGTGTGTCCACTGGGTGCGACATGCGAAAAAGTGGTGAGCAATAAAATTGAACGTTGTGCTTGGTATACCCAAGTCACGGGTCAACACCCGCAAACTGGACAACCCGTGGATGAGTGGGGCTGTGCTATGGCTTGGCAGCCCTTATTAATGATTGAAAACGCACGCACAAACCAAGGTCAGACGGCCGCCATTGAATCTCTACGCAACGAAATGAAAACCGGGCAGGATCAATTTAACGGTTTGATGCAGAAGCGCTTGGCGAGCGAAACCAAAACCAAAACCAAAACGAAAGAGGTGCCTGCATGCAATACAGTGTGATGGTGGATGACCAAGTGATCTGTGTGGATGGTTTGTGCTTGCGTGTGGATTGGGACAACACCATCCAGCTTGATGAAACGATCTGGGCCATTCAGTTTAATGGCAATCAGGGTGAGATTGAGTTTCGTGATGGCACCGTTAACGAAGTTTTTGTTGATCAGGGCCGTTTTTCTCACCTGATTGATGCTTTTGATCAAGAGCGAACACGGCTGGTACAAGCAGAACAGGATGAGATTGAGGCCGTAAACGCTGCACGCACGTATCGTGAAGACCGAGCGCAGGCTTACCCAAGCACTGCTGATCAGTTAGACATGCAGTATTGGGATCAAATCAATGGCACTCACCATTGGCGCGATACCATAACCAACGTGAAAACGACCTTCCCTAAACCCACATCGGTCCAAAAACTAGTCCCAAAAGCGTGACTAAGCATTAGCGTTTAACCGGACTCCCCTATTCACTATCAACCATTAAGTACCTGGAGTTAGACAGGTGCTGGAGTAACCTATGCCAGAAACATTCTTACACGGCGTTGAAGTCGTCGAAATCGACAGCGGCCCACGGCCTATACAAACCTTAAAATCCAGTGTCATCGGCGTGGTGGGCACCGCCCCCAATGCGGACAGTGAGGTCTTTCCTATCAACATGCCTGTGCTCATTGCAGGACAGCGTACACTTGCCGCCAAACTCGGTGAGGGCGGTACGTTAGCTGCGGCCATGGATGACATCTTTGATCAAGCTGGTGCCATGGTGGTGGTTATTCGCGTGGAGGAGGGGATCAATGATGCTGAAACCCTATCCAATGTTATCGGTGGTGTGGATGCCCAAACCGGTCAGTATCAAGGCATACAAGCCTTGCTTGGCGCGAGCAGTGATGTTCATGTGACGCCGCGCATTCTGATCGCTCCGGAGTTTACACATCATGCCGCTGTGGCCAATGAGTTATTGTCTGTGGCTGAACGTCTTCGTGCGATCGTC